CTTGCTGTACGCGTCCTCGACCTTCAGAGGATCGTCGATCAGGATGGCGCCTTGCCATCCCTCGGTCATGTGCCCGGCCCGAAACCCGGTGATCTGGCCGCCGAGCGAGGTTGCGTAGACGCCGCCGGCTTTGTGCCCCTCGTGCACGATGTTCCATCGCTTCTTGGAATCTGCGTCGTCGGCAATCTGACGGGTCCAGAGCGCCTGGTATTCGGCCGAGCGCACCACCTCGCGCGCGGTGTCCGAATTCAGCAGCGCGAGGTCGTCCGAATAGGAGATGTGCAAGAAGCGCGCACGCGCATTCAGCGCGAGGCCTCGGGCGATCAAATTAATCACCACCTCTTCAGTCTTCGACGAGCCAGGTGAGACGTTGATGACTACGTTTTTCGACTCGCCGCGGATCACACGCTCTACAGCGTCCGCAATCAGCACGTGGTGCCAGTTGACCCGGAAGTCGAGCCCATTCCGAATCTTGAAGAAGTACTTCGTGAATTCGAGGTGATCCGCCTCAAGTCGCGCGCGCAGGCGCCGCCGCTTCTCAGCCCGGATTTGCTCCAGACTGACGCCGAGCGAGCACTCGTTCAATGGCATCGAGTTCTTCATCGGTCGCATCACTCAGATCGACCGGTTCGGCCGCAGTCTTGATGGGGCCGCCATCTTTGCCGGTGTGTTCCAGCTTTTGCCTGTTGGTGAATGCGCCCCCAGATTCTTTGGCCGCCTGCTCTATAAGTTGCGCCGCGAGCACAACGTTGCCGCGCCTCGCGGCCTCCTGGTACATGCGGTTCAGCGCCCGGAGTCGGAAGTTCTGGCTCGCAATCGGGATTGTCGCTTGGTCTTCCAGGAATGCCTTGCGAGTTGCCGAGAACAATTCCCGCCACTTCTTGCTCAGATTCCTACCAAGCGCCTTCTCGGGATCGTATGCCTGCACGTGCGAGCGCTCGACGTCCAGCCCGAATTCTTCCTTCACGGATGCTGCAACCTGCGACGGCGTATCGAAGCAGGCCAACGCCTGAACGATGAACGCTTTCACGTCATCTTTGAGCGCAGCCATTTTGTAAGATCCTGTCTAACGCTGGTATAGCAAATTTCGGCGCCCGGATTTGCTGCATGGAGCCTTATCTTGTGCTATATCTTTACGAAAATAGTTCAAACCAAGCAGGAGGCCGAGGCAATGACAAAAGCACGCAATCCCGTAAAGCACCTCAAGATTGAAGTGGCCGTGAAGGAGCGCAAGTGCCACGCCAACAGCAAGCATACGATTCAACCTGGGGAGCAACACTTGGCTGAGTATGACGATGCAGGCAGCCGGCAAAATATCTGCATGGAGTGCGCCGCCAAAGTGTTGAACGAGGCTGATAAGCATATTGCGAAGCTGCGCAAATCGCTTGGCACTTGAGGCACTGCTGGCTCTATGCCGCGCGCAGTAAGCATGTGCCGCAGGCCTGGGCGATCGCCACGTGCCCTACCTCTGCGGGACGCTGCGCAGCCGCCACGAGCTTGGCCGTGTCGCCGGCTGCTGCGCCCACGCCGTAACGCCGGACAATGCCAGCGAACTCTTCGACGTCATGCCCACGGATGCCAAGCTTCGGCAGACCGTCTTTGGTGAAAGCAGGTTCTCCGAATTCGTCGAGTCGCTGTCCGACGTGGTAAAGCTCGTGCTCCACGAGCGCACACCACTCAAGATCACCGCACTCGCGGGCGTACTGAGCGTCGAGCGTGATCAGGAAGGCCGGCACGCGGCCGAACCATTCGTAGAGCTGCTGCTCCTGCCTAGCCTTCTGCCACCCGCCGGCGCGAATCATCACCTCTTCACATTGGCCGACGACCCGGCGCATTTGCCTCTTGTGCTCAACGGCCGCCCATAGGTAGCCGATGTCGGCGTATAACAGATGCCTGTGGTCTTCGTTGTAGAGCGGGGCGCCTTCTGCGAGGAAGGCTTTCACGATCCACTCAGCGACGCCGTCCGCCGGGGAGATTGGCCGGAACCAGGTCGACTCGCCAAACAGCGAATCGGGAGGCATCGGCCGATTTGGCGCAATCGGCTCGGAGTGTTTTCGGCTCTTTTGAGTCATTCCTTGCTATCCGCTCGCTGGGGCGCGAGGAAAAATCACTCAGGAATTGGTGCCGCCCACCATGGCGGCAGCACGTCCCGTTGCGGGACGGGCGGAGAATGCGGCTACGACGAGCCGCGGCGGGAAAGCTGGCGGAAGGTGTGCGGATCGAACGCACGCGGCGCAATGCACCGGCTACGGCTTAGCAAGCCGACCCATTGCCTCTCTGGCAACCTTCCATGTTTGGCGGAAGAGGTGAGACTCGAACTCACACACCCCTTTCGGAGCCCTCGGTTTTCAAGACCGCTGCCGCTAGACCGACTCGGCTAACTCTTCCGTATTGGTGGATCGCCTTGGCATCGAACCAAGCCAGCCGAAGCAACTGCTTTACAGGCAGCCCCGCGTCCTTAGCGGAATATCGATCCAATGTACAAAAAGCCCAGCGAGGGCCGGGCGAACCGAAGCGACTCTCGACTTCGGGAGGAGACTTTCACGGATGGCGACCGGCATCCCGCCTCAACTGCGACGGGCGTATCAACGTGCCGCGATCGACATGCGTGAGAAAACCATCAGCGAGCCCGCCAACCCGTTCGCCGCGTGGGCGCGCTTGGCCAGCCCCGCCGGCAGTCTGCGGGTTTGCTGATGGTTCTCGGTCAATGCCGCGTTGCGAAGGCTGCCTGCGCAGCTTCTGCCGGTGTGAGCCCGAGCACGTACAGATCGAACAGGTAACCGTACATCCAATCGCTCGGGCGCCATGGCGGCGTCACGAATCCATCGGCAACGGCATAGGCGAATGCCGCGCGGGCCCATTCTTCGATCTTCGCCCGGTCGACGTCGGAGAGATCGTTCATGGATTACCTGCGCGAAACGACTTTCGGCTGGCAACTGCTGGCACTCTTGGCTATGTGCCAAGCGCCGAACGACCAATCGCCAAGCGGAAGCCGTGGGCCGGAAACGCAAAAACCGCCTTGTCGGCGGTTTTCTATGGACGACAGCAGTCATCAATTCGTGAGTGCTGGCCCGAGTAGGGCACCTCCCTGGCGCGGTCTGTGTCGCGCGCCTGTTCCGATTGGTTTTCGGAAGGTTCGAGGCACATTGTAGACGCGCGCGCGCGAGTTTACAACTGGTCCGGAGTATTTTTTAGCAAATCGCGGACTTGCCCCCCGCATGTGGCGGTTGCGCCGGTTAGGCAGATCATGATCTCGTCGAAGATCTTGTTGTGCCCGCGACTCCATGAGCCGGCCGGCAATTCACAGTGCCGCTCGCGCTCGCCGTCCGAATGCCGCTTCAAGCCAGTGCCCTCGCACTTGTTGCATTTCGTCGTCATGCCTGTACGCTCGACGATGGCGCCGGTTCCGTTGCAGCGATCGCACGCCTCCATCAGCCACTCTTTCAGCACGCCCTTGGCCATCTTGATGAGGTAGTCCAAATTCTGAGCCCGCAGGCGCGCGCGGGCCTTCTTGACGAGCAGGTAGAGCGCGCGGTCATAGGTCGTCGCGTCGTAGAGGTACTTGACGCGCCAGAGGGCGGCGCCAAGCGGATCCGACATGCCGAATGCCGTCAGGCGATCGATCGACTTCACGAAGTCTGCGTGCCAGGCCAGATCCTTTGATTGGGCCGCACTGACAATTTGTTCTTTCATACCCACGGTCGATCTCCCGGTTTCGATGTAATCGCGGCAACGCCGCATCTCTGCAATGTCTGTCGAGCCCTTTTGCTTGCCGAGTCGACAGACGTTCTTCTTTGCCCCCAACCACTCCTGGCGCTCGAGCGCGGCGCAGCCGGCGCATGTGCGCGCTTGGCGCTCTTCCAGAATGATTGCCGGGTCTCGGTAGTCGCGCTGGCGAAGGATCAAGCGTCCTCCTCGCCGGTTATGCCCAGAAATCGGTATTCCACGCGACCGGGCTCAGGCTCTGGGTGCTCGAAGGCCTGCGCAACGTCCCAGTCGGTCACGATGCGCTCCATCTTCACCCGGGGCATGGGCGGTGGATTGAGGCGAGTCGATGGCAGCGGTTGATACCCTCCAATCGAGGGCGAAAGTATTTGTTTAAGCCAACGGATCACGCCGCCTCCTTTTTGAGTCGACGAACCTCGGCGCGATAGAGCGCCTTCAATTCCACGATCTCGCCGACGGTGAGCTTCTTCGGGACATGCGGACCTTCAAGCCACTCCACGCGCGCCGCTCCAATCTTCTTGATCAGGTTCACGCGATAGGCGATTAGGTTTCCAGAAAGATGTGTATTGCACGGCGCGCACTGCAGGTGGACGTTATCTGGCTCGAATCGCAGCGCCGGCTCGGAACCGACCGATCGATAGTGACCCGCGTGCCATTGCCCTTGGTGATGGCGTCGGCACGATATGCATGGCTGGCCGGCGTCGCGCGCGCGGATCCACGCGTTGAACGCTGCCTGCAGTTCGCGCAGGTGCGTGCCGCGTGTCTTTGCTTTCTCGAGGGCCTCGCGCAGCGACTTGCGCTCGTCCCGCCGGGAACGCGCCTCTTTGCGCGCTTTGTCCAGGCGCACGAGTTCGAGCGAGCAGGGCACCGAGCACACCTTCGACATGCTGCTGATCGGCGTGAAGGTCCGTTTGCAAATGCGGCACTGCTTCGGTTTCAGTGCGCGGATCATTCCCCGAAGCCCTCCATAATCTGCTCCATCGCGTTCTCGGCCGCCTTCGGCGTCATCGTCGGCCATAGGTACCGGCAAGCATGCTCGCTGCGCAGGAATTCGACGGCGTCCTCGTGAAATTGGCGCATCGCATCCTCATCGCACTTTTTGTAGCTGATGGAGCGGGGGACAGGCACGACGCCGCCCTTTGGGCCAGCGAGCCAATCGCAGAAGCCAGCGCCAATCTTCAGCCAGTTCCGGAACTGCTCAAACGATTTGATGCGCTCCTGCGCCTGAAAGACCGTCGTCTCGAGCACCATATGCCGACGATGAAAGCCGCCGTGCCGCGCGGTCCATGTCTCGATCGTGAACATCTCGCCGGCGCCAGCGCGCGTCACCCAATTCCAAAATCTTCGCCACGACTTCTTGTCGGCCTCGCCGAGGCCGTCGATCATCTCGAACAGTGCAAGCCGCAGCGTCGCGCGCTGTGCATCGTCGAGCTGCAGATCCGCGCGCTTCACGAGCGTGATGTCAGTCATGCGGCCACCTTCGCATGTTCGTACGGCCGATCAGTTGCTACCGGCACGATTGGTTTGTGCACGTCGCAGTAGTCGCGCCCTTTGTGCGTCCAATGTGCTTTGACGCGCGGCCCGACGCATTCGCAGCAGTAGCGATGACCGCCTGCCTTCACCATGTCTTTCGTGATGCGCTTCATGCCGCCTCCAACTCGTCGTCGTACAGGTGCTTGATGACGCGCCCGGTCGGCGCGCTCGGCGCCACTACTGCACCGGCCGCAACGAGGAAAGGATTGGCCATCTTCCGGCCGACTTTCTTGTCTTTGGGCGCGAACGGCGGCACGGCGTCACGCATGCCGTTCGCGACGCCCCATTTCGGCGCCCACTTGCCGGGTCCGGGTGGCGGCTCCCAACCTGCAATGCGCAGGTCGAGGCGATACGAACGCTTAAGGTTCTCGACTGCGCCGTGGCAGATGCCGAGCCGTTCGCCGATCTGCTTCGCCGTGAGCGGGCCATCGCGCTCGAGCAGGGTCAGCAGCCTCTCTCGGCCTGGGCGGAACTTCACAACCCCAGCGCGCGGTCGCGACAATCCTTCGCTGCGCGCCATGCGATGCACTGAGTTCGGCGTGTGCCGGGGGAATAGCGCCATCAGCTCGGCGTGAGATGGGACGGTCGCATAGCGCTCGCGCAGCAACGCGATTTCTGTCGTGAGCCAGTCGTTTTTCATTCAAACCCCCTGCGTGCTTTCTCCGGAACGTGCCGCTCCGGCGGCGCGTACCCTTCAATCGAGAGTCCGAGCATTTCTGCCTGTTCCTGCAGAAGCGCCTTGCGTGCATTGGCGGCATCCCGCTGTCGCTGAATGCGGGCGAGGCGTTTTTGCTCTTGCTCCTCGGGATCGTGCGCGAGGAACTTGCGAAGGTTTTCGAGCATCTGGCGTGCATCTGGCTTGTCGGCCGCGACACGCGCAGCCGCTTCGAGAAGTGGAAGAGCATCGGTAGGTGCAGGAAGTTCGTGCAGAACTGGCGCACTCGCCAATAGCAGTCCTTGCGCAACCGCCCGCCCTAGCGCTTCTTGACGTCCTTCCGGATCGATGCCGAGCGAGGGCCACCACGTGACCTGCTTACCGGCTGCGCGTGCTTGTGTAACGAGACGTCCGTAGGCTTCACGGAAAGCCATGCGCGCGCCTACCTCATCGCCTAGCTCGAAGATCGAACGCGCCACGTTTTGGGCCTCTGCGATCTCATCCGTCAGCATGACCGTTGCGTCTTCGTCAAAGGCTTGCACGGCTATCGCCCATGCTTCTTCTGGGCCAGGACGGGAATCGTTGGCCGCCAAACCCTCGATCTGAGCGATCAGGTCGGCGGGTTTCGGAGCGTACTGCCCACGCTGCGAATCCTTCACGTGGGCGTCGATCGCCTTACGCACGACCGCGAGCGAATAGGCTGCCAATGAACGGAAAAACAGCGCCTTGGCCGTCGCCGGCAGTGTCTTGCCATGAAGCGAATAGGTCGCGTCGAGCAGCTCGACGAACGGGTCGAAATCGGCTTCAAACATCGATCACCTCCGAAGGTTTTTTGCCGAACAGAATCGCCCTTGCCTTGGCGTTCTCGGCATCGATATCTGCTTGCGCTGGCGAGCCACGGCGGGTTGTGCTTGTGGTCGGCGCGACCTTTCTCCGGTCGTTGATGGCTGCGGCCAGCCATGCAACGGGCTGGAGGGGTTTGGCACGCATGCAGTCCTGCACGAGCTGCCATGCTCCCTCGGGCTTGAGGTGCTTCTCCGCACCACCAAGCATCGATCGGATGTTCGATTCTTTGACATCGGTGCCCGCGTGCCCAACGAGCCACGGGACACCGATTTGGAAAATCGCCTCGTGTGCAGTCAGTCCCGTGGACGCGACAGCGTCCGTACCGTCAGGTACGGAATTACTGGTTCTGGTACTGGTTCTGGTGTCGTCACCACCACAGGATTCCTGTGTCCGTCCATCATCTGTCCCACGGGACATATCTGGGACTCCGCTGCCATTCCCATTCCTTTCCGCTTTTTTCCGCTCTCTGTACGCGGACTTCCGTGTGCGGTCCTTGTCGCGCGCCTCAAGCATCTCCGTGACGCGACGCGAGATAGTGTCGTGGTACAAGCGACCATCGGCGGCTTTCCAAAACCCGCGAAGCAAAGTGTCGCGGTACTTGGCGAAGACGGCCGGCTTCATTCCGATCCGAACGGCGATAAGCGCGTCGTCATCAGGCAGCGATCCGCAAGGCGTCTGGCGCCACGCGGCAGCCCACAGCATCAATAGCCATGGGCGCAGTTCGACAGGCGTCAATGCCCATGTATCGGACTGGTCGATCTGCTCGAGGTCGAGCTCAAAACGCCATCCCTTGGCGCGGGTTTCGGCCGGGTATGGAGCGGACGGCAGATCGCTCAAGCCGCCTCCAACGAGTCAAAGAGCGACGGCATGCTGTATTCGCGCTCGGCTGCGCGCAGGTAGTGCACGGAGTCCATGAAGTACGCCGGATTCAATTCCGAGCCACCACCACGGCGCCCTTTTAGGATCGCGCGGTATGGTACGGTGCCGATGCCGCAGAACGGGTCATAGATCAGATCGTCGGTGTTGCTGTAGCGCTCGATCAGCCGGTCGACGATGTCGAACTGCAGCGGGCATACGTGCTTCTCGACAGCGCGTTTCGCCTGATCGCCGTTGAGTGTCAGCATCCTGGTGACGTCGTGCCAAATGTTCGGATCGTGCGAGCCCGGCGAGAGGCTCATGAATTTCGTTGGCAGTCGGCCTGACGCCTGGAGCTCTTCGCCAATTCGAACGTGAAACTCGTAGTCGTAGATGTTTTCCAGGCTGAACTTCGTGAAGAGGCTGGCCAGATTGTCCGGACCCAATGAGGCGAGTTCCTCAGCGGTCATGAGTCGGTTGCCGCTCGAGCGCCAAAAGGCGTGCGCATTGATCTGCCAGCGCGCGAGGCTGTACTCATCTTTCGATTTGCGCACCGGGACGTCGGCGTAGCCCTTGGAACGGTCCGACTGCGGCTTATGGAAGAGCAGGACATACTCGGGCGAGCCGACGCCCATCTTCGTGCCGTCCTTGCACATTTCGCTGTACGAAAGGCGGTACGTCTGATTGTTCTCGCGCACGACGTCAGTGTTGACGGTGATCATCCCGCAATAGTCGAACCCGTGCTTACGGCCGTGGAAGAGAGCCTCGGCGTGGAAGGGGCTGACCGTAGGAATGCCGGCGCCGGTGACATTGCCGAACAGGATTCGGTCCTTCACGTGACAGGCGTAGATGCGACCGGGCTTTAGGATTCGAAGCAGCTGCGGCGTCAGGAAATCCATCTGCCGCCAGAAGTGATCGTTGTCCTCGGTATGGCCGAAGTCGTTGTAGCTCGGCGAGTACTCGTAGTGGTTCGCGAACGGAATCGACGTGACGATCAGGTCGACATGGTTGTCGGGCAGGCGCCGAGCCTCTTCGACGCAATCGTTGTTGGCCACTGCAAAGCGATCGCTCGAAACCTCGATACGCTCGACACCGATCGAGCGCGCGAGTGTCTGCTGCATCGCGAGCTGATTGAGTCCGTACTCCCGAATGATTTCGCTCATCTTCGCGGTCATCTCATTGTGTTGTCGCCATTTGGCGAGCAGCGTGCGCAATGTCTCCTGCTCGGCTTCGGTGTAGACGATGTCGATCCGCACGCGATGCTTTTGCAGGAAACGCTGAACCCGGTGAATTGCCTGGATGAAGTCTCGGAACTTGAAGCCGATGCCCGAGAAGACCTCCCAATGACAATGCCGTTGGAAGTTGCAGCCGGCGCCGGCGAGGATCGGCTTCGTCGACAGACGTTTTGCGCGCCCGTGGCTGAAGTCGACGATGCGCCGCTCTCGTTCTTCGAGGTCCTGCGTGCCCCAAACGCTGACTACGTCTGGGACTGCACGTTGAATGGCGTATCGCTCGTCTTCGAGGTCATGCCAGACAATGACATGATCGTCTGGCGATTCCGCCACGAGCTCCACGACTTTCTCGACGCGCGCTTCAAGACTTCTACGTTTTTCGCCCGCGGCTCCGGACAGACCCATGGCGAGATCTGGAATAAGGAGACCTTGTCCATCGCGCTCGACCCCAGCCGCCTCGTAGTCGCTGGGGATCTCGTGGTAACGAATGTCGAGGTCCGGAAGCTCGTAGCCTTCGTCGGAGTATCCGAGATCACTCGGGCGCTGTAGGAACACTGCCCAGCTCGATACCCACAGCCAGAATTCCTTCTCCTTGTGCGGATAGAGCGTGAGGTTTCCCGCCTTCTCGCTGTCGCGTTGAAAGAACCGCGTCAGCGCTTGGCCCGTGTCCATAACGCCGAGGAAACCGGCGTAATGGATCAGTTCCTTGAAGCGGTTCGGGCTGGGCGTCGCCGAGCAGACGAACTTGAACTC